AATTGTACCAACATCTCCTTGACGTCCCTGTATACCCTGACGTCCTTGTTCACCTTGTCTTCCTTGTATACCTTGTTCTCCGTCAGTACCTTGTTCACCTGTAGTTCCTTGATTACCAGTAGAACCTTGTGCACCGGTTCCTCCAGTACCTTGTCTACCTTGTGTACCTTGTGTTCCCTGAGTAATAGATTCTATTTCTTGAATCCTCTTTTTTCCCACTGCATTGTGGGGTAAACTGTTTAGTACTCTACGGTAAGACGGCATAAAAAATAATCCTAAATCTTAGTGAGGGGATTAAGGTTCCCCTCGGACCTTATCTATTAAAATTAAACAATTAACTTTAACTGATGACGATTTGACCGGCTTCTGGTCTAACGACCTTCAATCCGTATCTCATGGACATGTAAGAACCAACAATTCCGAATCCCGGATTTGCTTCTTCTACAGTCAATGGTCTTCTCTCTACGTAAGCCATTGGCTTAACGGAAAGGTCAAAGACACCAAATCTTCCGCTTGGAACCCATGCGTTCACTACAACGTTTAGACCGTAGAGATTTCCTACTAATCCTCCTGTTGATAGCATTTGACCGAATGGTCCACTTCCTGCGGCGGTAGGCATAACGTTTCCACCATCTGCTGCTGTAACTGATTGAGCTGTGGTGAATACACTAGCGAAATCTGCCATCTTCAACATATTCTCGTATTGAGCTGGATTAATGAACATGTGTGTTGCATTGTATCCGTGCTTAGACATACGTGAAATTGAAGCGGCGACGTCACTTAATGTAAATGAGTCAGTTCCTGTGGATGTAGCTGCGTTGTATGAAGCTGCTCCAGATAGGATGGTTACGCCTTGATTTGCGTAGTCGTCTAATCTGCTTGCAGTTCCTGTCAATGTAGCTTTTGCTCCAAGGAAACCACCGTTTTCTGCCTTACTGAAATCAGATATGTTTGATTCGTCGGAAGTAGCTGCTGCGTATGAACCACCAGATTGTGGGGTAATTGTGGAGTAAGCTCCTCCAGACAATACACCAGTTTGTAGAGTTGCGTCACCGATACCAAATATTACGTTAGTAACGTGTTGGGTCATGTGCCTGTCTACAGCTCTGCGGGCTTCATTCAAAGCCATTTCTACTTCGTTGAATCTTGAATCTTCAATCATTCTTCGGGTTACACCAATTGCTATACCCCACTCTTTAACTGCTACTCTCTCGGAGCGTAGTTTTGTGTGTTGGTATTGCGGAGTTGTACCTTCTTCTAGTTGTTCTAGCTTCATGCTAGGTTTGCCGAAAGTAATATCAATATTACCCCCTGTATCAGTAGACATTGGGTCTGCAAAGAATTGCATAACTGGAAGGTCTGCGACCTTGTAATCAATAATTGCGTCTTTGTAGTCAATGAGTACTCTTTCACCTGTTCCACCAGTGTTGGCGTAGGAACCTGTGTTCAGGGTTGTCAATAGACCGGGAGTTGCGTCGACCATAGTTTATCTCCTTAGAGAGTCTGACACTTGGTCAGTCCTGCTCCACTGTTGTTTTCTAATGTGACGGCTTGAGCTTTTGGTGCAGTTGCTGCGTTTGTAGCTGTGACCAATTCTCCGGGCGTTGCTGCCCCCATCATCATAATGATACCTGCATTGACGTTAGCACATGCAATGTTTAGAATTACTCCAACACCTGTTACTAGAGACACTATTGCTCCAGCGTCGGCATCGACTAATGCTATTCCTGCGTATGCAAACTTAGCGGCGGCGTCACCTGTATCTGCTAGCTGCAATTTACCATTGGCATCAACGGTACATGCAGAGCCGGCGGTTATTGCTTCAGCTGCTTCGTATGGTAAAATACGAGCTGGAGCTCCACCATCGTTAATTAAAATTTCTGTTGCCATATTTAATCACCTTTTAGATAGTAGTCTCTGTTCAATTTGATTTTTCCATCAACTACTTTCATACCGAACTCTCTTTTGGTTTCTGGTACTTCACCTTCGTCAGATGATTTACCTTTTCCGAAAGAACGTTCGACGTCGTTGCTTGGCTCAGGCATTGCTGCTAGAGCGTCGCTAAATCCAGTCAATCTGGATTCATCCCAAGCGGAAAGTTCTTCGACACGAGCATCCTTTTTGTCTTCTTCGATTGAACCGAATAAGATTTCTTTGGATATAATTGCTTCTACTGCTTCAACTTTTCTTGCTTCTGCTTCTTTGGTTAATCGGTCTTCTTCTGCTTTCTTGAAAGTTTCTAATTCTTTCATAGCTGCTTTGAATTCAGATTCGATTTCCTTTTTAGATGCTTCTGCTTCTTCAAGTTGTGTGCGTAGAGAAGCGAACTCGCGTTCGACAATGCTTTCTGCGTCGGATTTTACAGTTGTTTCTTTTGTCTCTTCTGACATATTTACCTCTGTTTGTTCTGACTCGCATCCACAATTTCCTTCTTGGCCACCACAACCACAGTCGTGGTCGTCTTCAGGTTCTTGTGAATCACATTTCGTTTCTATAGTACATTCTTTACAGACTGGGTCCATCTTTTCATTGTCAATGAAACTTACCTCTGTAGGACGAATATTAGTGGCATAATTGTCACCCATGACGTCAATATCATTTGAAAACCAATCAATACTAACATGTGTCATGTCTCCTTCCTTAACTTTATTCATTACTTCTTGACCGCGGCCATATTTATTTGATACTGTTGCCAGCATTTTAATAGCGGTCTTTCCATTGTCCATCTTGATTAGCTCTGGATTAGCAGCCATGCCGATTAAGTCCTCAGCTGTTCGTTGATGGTCTACATAAATCGGGAGTTCTGAAAATTTTCCTAAGGAATCTTTCAACATACCTCCTTCAATATAAACTTTATGTTCTTCTCCTTCTTCTTCATACTCATGAAGTCCGGATGTAATAGCAATGACTGGGAACGATACAGAATCAATTCCCTCATCACTGGAAAATGTTATATTATCTTCATCACCCATAGACAACGCAAATGTTCTGCGTGTGGGTTCTGTAGACTTACCTTCTGCAAATTCCCGCTCAACACCATTCTCTTGCGCCCACATGCTACACATGCCAGCTGCAATCTCTTCAGGGTTATCAAAACCCCTCTTCTTCAGGTTAGCTTTTGTTTTTAACATACATTTTTCAAATGTCATTTTCTATCTCCTGTTGCGTTTGCGGAGGGCTTGTTGCCCCTGTTTTGTGCTCTGGCAGATTCTTCTTTCTTATCTTGATTCTTTCCACCAGATATGTTTGCATTCTTATCACTTTGTTCTTGTTTGATTGGAGAAGCCTTAATATCCTCAGAAGTTTCCATATCTAGTTCTGCAACTCCTTCAGGGTCAAGACCACGCTCTTCTCTAACTTCACCCGGCGATAATACACCTTCAGACAGATATATCATATCAGTCTTAGCTTTAGTGAATGCATCATTAACATTAATTTGCCTAAACTTAAATTTTGCTTCACCACTTTCTAATTGTGGCATCAGCTGGGAATTAAGTGCTCCTTCTACCATAGTCTGTAAATATCTGACGTATGGTTCAAATATGGGACGTGCTCTTTCGGGCTCAGTCCACATAGTTTTAGGAACTTTCAAAGCCATATGAATTTTATCAAGTATGTCATCTGTATATTTACCATACTCGAATGCTCTTTGTGTTCCTTGTAGTTCTTTAATTTGTATGTCGTTACCATGGATAATATCTTCACCGGGGGCCAATGAATTAAATGCGTCAACTATCTCATTGATTTTATCAGGACCATAAGGCATATCAGGTAATCCAGCACTTACATCAAACCTACTTGATGCATATTTATTAAGTGCAGCACCTATATCTCTTTCTGCATAGTCTTTTAAATCAACTAAATAAATTATAGGGTGTATGTCAGATAAACCATAAGCAAAATCATCGAAAGAATTATTATTGAGTTGGATTATCTCATCTTCTTCGAACCTGACGTTTTCTTCATCATCTCCTACTTTTTGATAATAGTACATAATTTGACCATGTTCATTCCTTTTAACAAACATGTTTTGACTGGAACGTAAGACTAAGTTGTCTCCTGTCCACTCTAAATATCCACTACCAAAAATTCTTGCATTTCTTAACCACCCATAAAGAATGTTTTCAAGATTAATATCTCTAAACATTTCTTCGAGTTCTTCACGGAGTTCGTCATCATCTGTTACTATATCAAAATTATCTTTAACAGCGTATAAACAAGGTAAATCAATCAAAGTTCTGATTATAGGGTCAGATAGATATATATTCATATATGTTCTATTTTTACCTATATGAGGTTCGTAATCTTTATTCTGACCGAAACCTCCAGTTCCTCTATTGATTTTGAGGCGTTGAATAACACCCTCACCGTAACTACGGGGGTCGTCTTCTTTGTACGAAGGGTTGCTCCCAACGGATGCAAACCTGCGTCTAACATTATCTATAAACGACATGGCTTTAAATAATTAATCTTAATGAGTATATAAAGTTTTTGTTACAATGCACGTAGAGGCTGCTTGTTTAGGGTTACTTTTCGTCGTGTTGTTGTAAAAAGTGGACCACTAGAGTGATTTTGTATACCTTTATTATGACTTTTATTAATTGGTCTAGAAACTATACTTTGACCAAAATTACCAGACATAGGTAACATGGTTAGAGTAGCATGTATAGCCATAGCAGAACTATCACAATAGTCGTCATGTCTTCCAGAAGGTGCTGCAATCTTTTCTGTCTTATTAGCTACATCCATAGTGTATTCTAAGTCTATATGTTCCTTTGTCCATTTATGAATCATCTTAGCTTCATCTCCCTTTAGTAGTTTTGGATTAGGTA